AACTCATGTAATTCAGTAATATCGATTTGGTTAGCTTTACTGTTAATTTCACCCAATAAGTCTTGTGCGAGTTGGTCTCGGCTGATTTGCCCCGCTAATTCATCAAGAATAATACTAGCATCAAACTCAGATTCTCCCAGAATAAACTCCGTCCATTCGGAATGATTACCTATTTTATCTACCAGTCTTGCTCTAAAATAAAACGTTAAACCTGCTGATAACCCTGCCATTTCATAGGTTTTTGAGGGATAAGGAACATCAGATAACAGCATCAGACCTTCACCATTATTGGTTTTGCTGTACTGAATTTCCGTTTTTAACGTATCACTGGTGTTTTCACCAAATTCCCAGCCTAACTTAATGCCAAATACGAGCGGTGAAGCTCTAAAGTTTACAGGTTTAGGCGGGCTCCCTACTTTTCCTGTCAGTGTTGTTTCTGGCGCATTAGTCCATACACTGGATATTTCAGACGCATTTATCGCACGAACTCTCACCTGATAACGACCAGCATAAATGCCATCAACTTCAAACCCACATGTTGATGTTCTTGGCATTGATACCCAGTTATTATTATCTCTCCGCCATTGAGCCTCATAGGTAATGGCATTATCAACTGCATCCCAATCAACACGCAGAGTAATAAATGAAATACCTTGATTAACCTGAGAATAGGATGATATACGAATGTTTTTAGGTGGTGCTTGCACACTCGGTGGAACAATGGTGATTGGACGCTCACCTATTCTTGCGCCAGAGTCAATGTGATCGTAATTGCTTGGGTTATGGATTGCGCCAGTAATAGTGTATGTATTATCGCCATTATCAGTAATATTAACGACCCGATAAAGTTGTAATGTTAAATCATCAGCATCAACTGTCCAAACTGCGTTTTTCTCTGGTTCCTGTGAGTACTCCGTTGAAATTGTAATGATATTATCAGCAACCAGTGATACGGTTCTTCCCTCTGAGCGCCCGTTTGGCAGATTAACAATCAACCTATCACCAGCTTTAATATTGGCTCTGCGATCAAGTGTTATTTTTCTGCCTTCTACACGCGATATACGTCCACCATTATCTCTTCCAGCCAATGTAGAATCGGCAACAGCAATGATATGACCAGGAGAAGGTATTGCCCCCTCTAATCCTGTCGCAAAACTAATAACTCTGTCGTTAGCATTGGTGAGTAACGCCCAGCGACCTCTACGGTTAGCCTCCGTCTGTCGAGTGCAACCTATCGCTGATATTTCAGTTTTGCGTACTCCGTAACGACGCTGTAGTTTAATATCGGCCACAGCCTCAATCGCATCATTACTGTGGTTATTGGTGTCTGTGTAGGAAACTAATGCTTGCGTATATCGATTTTGCTGACTACCTCCTGAATAGGTAGGCTTACCTCCAACAATATTGGCATTAGTAAACGTTCTAAAAATACTATCTGGCATATCAGCGACAACATTAACCTTGTTATCAGCCCAAAATGTCATACCACGAAAAATAGCCGCTATATCTCTCAGTACTTGGTATGCCGATTCTTGCGATTGAATATAAACATCACACAGGAATCGAGGCTCCTTACCATCACCACCATGCCCATCGGGTACCAATTCATCACAATATTGCGCAATCTTATACAGGTCCCACTTTTCAACCTGAGAAGACTGGATCCGGTCACCACAGCCGTAGCGATTATTGAGTACTAAATCATAAAATACCCATGCCGGGTTATTGGTTGCTGCAAGTTTAAAGGTGCCATCCCATACGCCTGAATAGGCCCGATTAATCGGGTCATAATTCGTGGGCACTTTGATAAGCAAGCCACCTTTTGGGCGAACGCTAATTTTAGGGATGCGGTTATTAAATTGACGCGCATTGAAAGTAATAAACAATAGGGCCGTATTTGGATAACGCAATTTAGCATCGATAACATCAGTAACAGCAGAGATAGTAACCTTATCAACAATTCTGGCTGTATTCTGATTCTTAGTTAATCGTCGGACACGGATCTGCCAACCTGTATTTGCCTTGGGTAAGTCAATGCGGTGTGTTCGCTGGTATTCGCTGGTCGTTTTACCATCAAAAGCAGACTTTAATACTTCATTATATCCAGCACCATCTGTAGATAAGTCAATAGCATATTCAATTCTATAGCCTGTAGTATCCCCGTTATCGTGTTGTTGAAACAATTGAGGAACAGATAGTCTAATGCGCACAGCAGATAGCTGAGTGTTATTAATGCTCCGCACATAGGGCTGATCGTCTTTTAATTCCAACCCTACCGATGTTTCGCTATCTACTGATGGGATACCCTGAATGTATTCTTGGTGTTCACTACCCGGTCTAAATTCCCAAGTGACACCCTCAAAATTCTTAGTACCGTCCGCATTGCCAATCGGTGTATCATCAAGAAAAATACGAGTATCGTCTAAGCCACCAGCAATTTCACCTTCTGAGATAGCCAATAAAATCTTAGCTGTTGATTCAGAAAGTAAGCTATCTGGTGATTCCGTGGGCGTATGTCCGCCACCGCCACCACCTTTTGCACCATGAATTAATTCCATATTTCACCCATAAAAAAAGCCACATAGTGGCTATTCTGAAATTCGTTTATGTTATTGCTGATCTTCTGTATAAATACCTGCGGAAATGATTGCCCCACCTACCTCTCGCCTGTCCAGTCCATAAAGTAAAGGAACTGGATTTCCTTGCGCAGTAGAGTTTACAGCTCCGCCAAAGGCATAAGATGGTTTGTTATCTGAATCTTGCCTCATTGATAGACCTCGCGGTTGAGGTGAAAGCATCTGGTAAACACCACCAAGTGCTACACCTAAACCTATTGTTCCGATTAAATCGCTCGCCCACAAAGCAGCCCCCCAAGGGGCAAATGTCGCGACACCGATCATGGCAATACCCAGCATAGTTTGAAAGAATCCGCCTCGTTTACTTCCTTTAATGATTGGTGCTATGCGGATCTCTTCTTTGGTATCAAGATGTAATTCATCTTCAGCAATGTTGCGCTTACCTTTAAATACAGCAAACTCCAGCCCTTTCAGGTGTGCATTAGCAAGAAACGGCTCAAACCCATCATAAAGCACGGAGAGCGCCTTAATTGCTTCGCGAGGTGAATCTATATCTAATTTGTGTTCACGCCCAAACTTTGCGCCAAGAACACCATATAGACGTATTGTTTTTAGGCTCATACAAACTCTTTCCTCCGCACAATTTTTACGGTTCTATCTCGCCAATAATCACTGTAAGGAACCAACCTGCTGAGTTGACCATAAAGATGGTGAAGTAACATGCCATTCATAATCACACCAGCGTGATTAGGTACATCGGCTTGCACTTGCATGATGATCATGTCACCCTCTTTCGGCTCACCAGCAATATCAACAAAACCTGCTTTTTGGTAATTATCCATATACAAGTTTTCGCCTTCTTCCCACCAATACCGATCAACGCTGTAGTTATGTAACTCAATACCGTGTTTTTGGTGGTAGTAGTCCATAATTAACGACCAGCAATCAGCATAGCCCAACACAAAAGGCCGTCCTTCTAATTCTCGTTCACCTCGAGGGTAAATAATTCGAATATCACCCTCTGGGCATGATGCGATCACCCAAGGTAATCCTGTCGCATCACACTGTAGTTTATCTATTTCGCTAGGTTGAGTCGTTACACCATCACCACAATGGCTGTGCACAATTGCTATTGGCTCACCCCAATCTTCCGCAATGGCATAATCTTCAGGGGAAAGCTCGAAGTGCTCTGTTGGGTTATCTGAAAGATTGCTACAAGGAAAGTATTTTTTAACTCGACTTTTCTGACAGATAATTCCGCAAGCTTCTTTGGGATATTCGGCTTTTACATGTTCAAATATCGATTCTCTTAATTTTTTTGTGATCATCTCGTTAACCCCGCAGCGGGAAACCCTCCAAAATCTAATGGCTCATTCTCACCAAAGCGTTTTTTGCAATCACTAATAAGCCCACCACAACTATCTAGCGCTGGATCATCAACAGGGTTTCCTCTCTCATCAAAATATTTATTCCCTGAATATGAGCACCCATTACCACTACGATAATCGCCTTTCATGCACCAGTAACAAAGGTTATGGATTTGTCGAACGGGTATCATTACTCCCTGTAAATCAAATGGGCTAGACAGCTCGAACTCTACGGATTCGCCAACCACCTCATTAGTTTTACGATCGATGTAATAAACCTGTTTAAAACACTCATCAGGGTTAGCGGTTGGATTACCATCAGGAAAATTTTTGGCATCAAGATAATGAGAGAATGTCTCATAAATAGTAACCTTTGCTTGCACCATATCGTCAAACTGGAGGCACAAAGATGAGATTAAACCATCTATGTTGGCAACCTTTAGAGATGGTCTTGCCGGGCTGCCATCGCTATTTTTTGCCATCCCTTCAATTTCATAGGGCCATGCACCGTATTCATTGCCTTGCCACCAGATTGGCTTTGGTTTGATATCACCATTAGACTCCTCTATCTCTTCTGGCGTATGAGGTAGATTGTAAGCATGGAAGCGAAGAATTGGCCCATCAAACTCACTACCATCCACCTCAATTAATTGAACCTTATTACCCGGCTCTAATTTTTGTACATCTGCTGTGATATTCATGCGCTAAATGCCTGTTCAAACGTTGCTGTTAATTTCATTACTCCACCAGAGATGGGGATCATCGATATTGAATCAGCTTTAACTCGATAAAGACCTTTTTCACCAAACGGAGGAGTCCAAATAAATGATTTTGCTGTGTGTCGCCGAATGAATTTAAAAATAGGCATCACCTCATCTTTTAGTCCCATATAAGCAAATGGCCACGTTTGAGATTCTGGATTAATACCATCACCCGCAACTTGTTTGTAACCATCTCCAAATTCAACTTCTTTAATGCGATGTTTGAACTCACCGCTTGGCGAATCTTGTATTTGTGTTCGCCATTTAAACTCTTCCATTGGTTACTCCAATAAAAAAGGCGACACAAAGTCGCCTGATCAAATATCAGGATATTAATAAATATCCATTAGGTTATTTTATATATTCAGCCCAGAGAAACTTACCGAAGGAATGGCTGACTTACTTCGATGGAGAATTGAATATGTTAGTTAGTGAAATGGCAAAAGACATAGAGACCCTTCAAACACGTACTCTTGCTTTAGAGTATATAATTCAAGTAATGATTAGGAATATGTCTGATATTGAAAAAGAAAAACTTATTAGTGAATTAAATAAAGTATCGCATGATAGTCCTGTAACTATCGAGGCGTTTGGTATCATTCAGTCACATTTACATAATTAGTACCATATTATAAAGGCGGTTACTGTGCCGCCTTTATGCGATCTATCATGGTTCTTGCATATTTTTCCGCTCTCCCCATAAATGAAGTAAATGTTTCATTTGGGTTATAATCCTCTGTGTACTTAAATTGTAACTTTGGTTCTTCATCTTGGGTATTATTTCCCACTATCTCCGTTACTGTAATTTCTGACGTTAATATAGGTTTTTCACTTATTTTTATAGCCCCAATGCCATATCTTTTCACATCCCCTGTAATTTCCACTCCTGAAAATTTGTTTGATAACAATGGGAACTCTACTTTGATTTTCATAACTACCTCTCATTAAAAAGCCACAGAATTTGGTGGCTGTTATTGGTTTAATTCTTTAATTGTTTTTCTTGCATATTCTTCGGATTCTTTAAAATATTCCGAAAGAGGCTTATTAGCATCAAAGCTAGTTTGATAAACCAGATATGCTTTTGGTGGTTCAAAATCAGCTTCATTTCCCATGTATACATCTACTGGAATGCTAATTTCTTTATCTTCTGGACGAATACAAATATTTCCTAATTTTAATTTCATAAATACCTCTCTTATTAAATGATTATCTATTTCCTGATACTGCTTTAATGATCTTGTACAAATCACCACCTTCTCGCCCTTCACTAATAAAAAGGCTTTTAACTTTATTCTTTAACGATTGCTCAGCAGCTCTCACATCTATATTTGGCATTGCACTTTGTTGCTGTTCGGTTTCAATCTTGACGCCGCTCATATCAATTGTCACATTCACCCCACCACCAGCAATTTGAGGATTGCGAGCGATAAATGCTGTTGGCTGTGTAACCGACATGGGCGCAGAACCACCGACATGACCACCTGAAGCATAACCTCTCTTTCCTGCATCCATTAGTCGATAGAGATTATCTACACCTAATCGTTGCGTTGCTTCCTTGGTAAAGACGAACTCGCCTTTATGTACTACACCCGCTGGATCATGTTTTCCACCATCGCCTGTATAACCACCACTTGCAAACCCAAAGAAATTACCTACCGCATTACCACCAAATGCCGCTTTCATAGCATTTAGCATAGCCATCTGCATTAACATCTTGGTGGTCATTTCTAAGAATGAGCGAGTGAAGTCAGCAAAATTAGCTTTTCCCGTCAATACAAAATCAGAGAGGCTGTTACTCATGCCTTGGAATGCTGATTGACTAATTTGAGCTACGTTACCGTAAACGTTTGTTGCCTGATCTTGGAATTCAGCAAAGCCTTTCTTAACGCCTAACTCCCAGTTAGCACGAATAGCGTCTTCTTCAGCGTACCATTCCTTTAATTTGTCCTTTTTTTCAGGAGTGTCAGCTTGATTTAATGCGCTTTCTCTTTGTTGCAATCGGCTAGATAGCCCTGCTCCTTCCCTCAATGCTTTTATTTTTGCATTAAGGTTGTCCATCCATTTGTTCTGTTGGTCTAGCTCTCTATTTTTTTGCTTTTGAAGCTCAACATCATCACCAGCTATGGCCAATGCTTCTTGAGAAGCAAGAATGTAGTCCTTTTTAGCAAGCAACGCCTTTTCGTCCTTGGTTAACTGTCTTGTTTTCTGAGCCTCCTCAAGGATTGATATTTTCGCCTCCATATCCCACAGCTTTTTACGCTCAGAGCTAATCACATCACTGACTGTTTTATGCTCTTTTAGCACCTTCAATTGTGCTTGCAGGGATAGTAGGGCTTGATTTGCTGATTCGTCTACTCTAGTACCATAATCTGGTCGGTAGGTTGGGGTTTTAGATGTTCTATCTTTAAATTTATTATTTATATTTTGTACTGCTAACTTCCTTTTATCTTCAGTCCAAAATTCAGGGTCTCTTCTAACTTGCTCCCATAGCTTATTTAGGGCCGCTGTTCTTTTTTGAGCGTTAGTTGCAGTATCTTCTAATAATTTATTATATTCTCTAATTGATTCTTTTCTTTTTTCATCCGCCTCCTTGGATTTGTTTTGTGCTTTTTCATAACCTTCATGAGAAGATACGACGAAACTTAAAATCTTTTGTTGCTCCTTTAAGTTGCGAATCATATTTTCTCTTTGTTCTTTGGTTCCATGCCAAAATCCAGCATTTTCCCATTCTTTTATTCTGTCGTTTATCTCAGCTAACGCCTCCGCATCGGAAAGAGGTTTACCAATATTTTTTAAAGCATTTCCTGCATTCTTTATTGCGGTTGCAACATCATTCCATGCTCTCTCTAATGAACCTATATTTTGATTCATAGATCTAGTTCTTCTATCAGTTTCCTCTGACAGTTTTTTAATTGAAAACTCAGAAGCTTCTTGTGTTTTTCCTGCTATTTCTAATGACTTAATGTGCTCGTATTCAGACGCAGTCAACAAATGCAATGTTTTATCTAATTCTAAAATAGCATTTACAGGATCATCCTTTAGCCTCTTAAATTGGTTTATTGTTTCATCTATTGATTTTCCGGTGGATTGCTCCATTTGTGCTGCAGCCCTTGCCACCAACAAAATCTGGTCTCCTTGAAAACGCCCACTACCCACCACTTTAGTTAGAGCTGAGGCCATGTCACCCTGAGTAATCCAGTTCCCAACTAAAGTTTTAGATAATTGATTTAATTCATAGGCTGTTTTGCCAGCGTAACGTCCCGTCATTATCAATTGCTTATTAAACTCAGCAAATTCTTGAGATCCTTTATAAGCAGAGTAAGCCAGGGCTAGTGATGCAGTTGTTGCTGTTGCAATAGCAATCTTTGTTGGAGTAATTATCGATGCAAGCGCCTTCAACGAGTTTCCAATACCACCAAATGAGTCCTTTATTTGCCCCCCTTGTTGTATCATCACCATCCAGACTGGCATTCCTGATGCTAATGACGTAACAATATCTGTCATTTGCATGGGAAGTTGACGCATTGCTTGTTTATATTGACCAATGGTAATTGAGCCATTCATAAAGGCTTTTTCTTGCTCTTTTAGCTTATTGATCATCGGCGCAGCTTGTTGCGACACACCAAGTTGAGCAGCTTTTAGCTCTAAAATCTCTGTCCTCGTTTTGCCTATAATTTCAGTTTGATTTTTCAGTGAATTTAAAAAATCATCAGCAGCTTGCTTGGCTCTATTTGTTGCCGCCTCTTGAGCTAATAGCGCCCGCCCTTCAGCCGTAAGAGACATATTAACTCGTGTTAATTTATCTCTAGTCTGCTCAAGTATGGCGTTATAGTCTGCAAACTGATCCTTTGGTAATATCCCTTTTTTATTTGCCTCTATTAATTTTTGAGTGGCTTTATCAAGCGCATCAAATGCTTTATTGGTTGGATTTATTGAATTTAATAAGTCATCAAGTTCTTTCTTTTGCCTCTTTATCGCGTCGGCTGCTCTCTTTTGATGAGCAACCCCTCTATTAAACTGGTCATTTAAATTTCGCGAAGAACCGCTTACCTTCTCTGCTGTATCGCCGAACTCCTTTAACTTTTGTGTGCCACGCTCCAGATCTGACGTATCAGCCTTTAATGATATTGTTGCTATATCTGCCATTTAATTTCCTCCAGATATAAAAAAACCACCCGAAGGTGGTTATTGATAATGTTATTAATTTATTTAACTAAGGGTTCACGCCATATCGAGAGCGAAAATCAGATTCCATCTTTTCACATGAGCTAGCAATAAATCGTTTTTGTTCGTCAGAAAGAGATTTTTTATCATACTCCTTCCAACAATAACTTATTGCATTTCGGTCTTTTGATTTTTCTTTGCTTTCTGGTGAAGATGACATAATTGCGCCATAAATCAAAAATCCTGCTATTAAAATAACAATAATTAATAATAGTTGTCTCATCCCGTCCTCTCGGTTCTTTATTTAGTTTTTTTAATGTTAGCTGAGTATAGATGCAAATTAAAGCAAACAAAAAAGCCTCATTGAGAGGCTTCACTCTATTTAACTTACTGGAAATAAAACTCAAAAGAACGAACGCTATTTCATTACCTATCAAAAACCCTTCCGTTGGTTGATTTTAAGTATGCATATTCGCTGTACGGGAATCTAATAATGATATCGTCTTTATCAATTGCGTTTCCTAACATTCTCATTCTGCACAACAGGCTTACTCCACCAGTTTTCTGTATACATAAGCTATCTGGACTCTCAAAAAACTTCATATCACCCTTTTTCCAGATAACAACGGTTACACCATCTGGTATCGCACCTATTGGCTGTACTGTAAATATGGTTAATTTATTATAAGCAAAAATAGATAAGGTAATAGCTAGAATGGCAAGTATTACTAGTAACTTTTTCATTACAAACTTTCTTCCTTTTTATTATAACTTCCAGTTACAAGCGGATGATATTTCTTTTGCTATCGTATCTATATTTTCCAGATCAAATTCAGCTATCACTTGAGTTTTGCCATACGGGCTATATCCAGAAATTAAACTCTTTTTACCCACTAAACTTTTAATTAATGATACAGGTTTAGGTACAAATAATGATGTGCCACCTTCTCCAATCCCCCATGACTGAGTTAAAGGTTTTTCTTTATCTATTCGCAGAGTCACCTTGGAATTATAACCGCTACCAATATAGTCCCTCATTGATAAATAAGCCTCAGTCTTATCATTTTGGCAACGTAACACAAGTGATACATCTTTATCTTTTGCAGAAAGAATTGCGTAATAATCTATTTTGTCTGTTAATTTATTTTCTTCCTTACTGACCAACCAATCACCAACCTTTTGATAGTCAGCAGCAAAAACAGAACTAGAAAGTGATAATACAGAAATAAGTAAGATTTTTTTCATTATAAATATTCCTTGCGAGTAATAAACTAATCTTATGTTATGTATTATCTTTACGTTACTAAAGGTAAATTTACTTTTTATATCTAGTTCCGTGATCCGTATCCCTAGTTGTCACTAGTAGTATCAATATCATCCTAAAAAAACAAAGCAAAAAGCCTCAATTAAGAGGCGCAATATGTGATCTCGAACAAGCCGTCCTTGGCTTGGGTGATTAAGCTACTTCAACACCATGAATGGCGTGTCGTAATGCTTTTACTCCATTGTCGTTATATCTGAATGCTTCAACCTGTTTTGAAGAATAAGCAGATTTATCTAAGAAATATTTCCCATATTCCTCTGTTTTTAACCCATGCTTATTAGCCATGCGACCAATTTTATTGGCAGATACTTCAAGCATTTCGCCAACCTCACCGGCGGTATAATACTTTTGCTCAAGTACTGGTAATGGAACCGCCTCAAAGCCAACAATCGGGTTGACGATATTAGCCGCCGCACATTGCTTTGCTTCATCACTCAGGTTCGGCATTAAGTCGAATAAGTTAGTAATAGCATCAACCGACATTTTAAGCGTTCTTGCTTGGCGGTATTCAGGTAAACCTGATTGGCTTTTGCCACTTTTTTGAGAAGCTATATGCATTGATTCCAGCTTGTCAACCAGAACACGACGAACAGCTTTTGATTCTCTAGCGGCTACACGAAGCGCTTGTTTGATATCCATTTCAATTATTTCAATTTGAGCGCCGTTTTTATGACCTACAAAAATTTTGTAGGTCTCGCCATCTAATTCGTCTTTTACTCTTTCAATCAATACGTTATTACGAATTTGATTTTCACCACATGACTTACGAGCCACGTTAATCATTGATAATAACTTCTGGGTATCGATAGTTTTGTTCGTGACAGTGTTAAAACTATTTGTTAAAGTGATCTCACTCATGAAACATTTCCTTCTGGGTTTTGTTTGGGATTAGCCAATAGATCGCAACTATTGGCTTTTCTGTTTTTAGTGCCTATCAATGTGTTAACCTCTTAACTTGTTTTGTCTTAGCTATTCCTTTCATGTGTTGTGAGTACATTAAAAACATACTCATTGTTGAATTAAGACGTTTCGCCATTTTCGGATCAAAGTTCTCAATATCCTTTCTAGCTTCATCCCATGTTGTACAAATCAGACTTAATCTTGCTAATAATCCGTTTGCACTTACCGAACTATCTTTTTCTATTGGTAAATCTTTCTTGTCAGCTACTTCTCTATCCAGAATATCCAGCACCCATTTACGGAATTCTTTAGCCACTGGAGTGGATGCAAACATTGCGATCAGGTGAGCACCACGTAAAGAAAAAACTCTAACCATTACATCAACTTCACCAGTTTTCCTAACCAACGTCATTTTGACGGTGGTTGTCATTGAGTCCATAAACTCGTCTGAATTACGAGCGTAAACACGGTTAACGTTGTCGGTTCTGCTATAACCTAAAGCCTTAGCCAATTCAGTCGATGTGAACCATAACTGACCATCTTGATAAATCGGCTCAAATGTAATGTTCTGGAAAGTTAAATCTGTTTTAGCTACAATGTTCATGTCACTTATTCCTGTCGCAAGGGTATTTGACGTTAAGGCCTCATTCGATTCATTCGGGTGGGGTCTTTTCACTTTATTGAGCATTTTTCCTTTGCCCTTCAACTCTGTTTTTTCTATCCGTTAATATTTTTACTATCTCTGCATTTAAAGATCTTGCGTTACTACCCGCTTCCATCTCATACCACTCTCTAACCTCGTTAGGCATTCTTAGCGGGTATGGGGATATTCTACCGGTCTTTTGACTCACATTGACTCCTTATTTATCGCAATATTTTACTTGGTACACTTTAATAGTGATCCTTATGGACTCACTTGTCAAGTTCACTTTGTAATATTAGACTCCTTTTAATGAATCATTAGGAGTCACGCAAATGTCAAGAATAGCTCCATACCCTCTACGCATGACGCCTGAAATGCGAGAAAGGCTAGAAAAGCAAGCAAATGAGAATCATAGAAGTTTGCAACAGGAAATCATCTATCAGTTGGATACCATGTATCACATAGATGCTGTACTAGATAGCGCCTCACTTAAAGGTGATAGTTACAGCAGGGTAATGACTTTATTGAAGGAATATAAATTAGCCTCTCAACTTGCAGGAGAAGTTGAAAGGCTGAAACATCAACTATCTTTGCTTAGTGGCAGCGTAACAACACCTGAATCTGACAAATTCATAGAAATTGAAACCCAAGCTAACATAATTAAAGAATCAGTAGATAAGATACTTAAGCAAATACCTTTCAGAATATCGGGGATTTCGAAAAAGAAATAACCACCCAGCCCAAGGACGGGCTAGGTTTATGCAACAAAAAACCCACCGGAGTGGGCTTTAATGGAAAATATTGTAGTTTATTTAGATAGGGATGATAATTTAAGAGATGTCATTTCAGATACTTTAGAGTGAACCCTTGAAGCCAACTCTACGGACTCTTCTGCATTGTGTTTTGATACGCCCTCTGATGCTTCTAGCCTGTAATCTGCAATAATACGACTATCTTTAAGTGATTTGAGCATATAGGCAATAGCAATTAAAGTCTGTTTTTCATACTTCTCATTACCGCGCCATGCATCAGATTTTAAATAATCTATCAATCCTTGGTGGCTATCTTTTGGCCCATTATCTAATACAGGGTAAACTGAATGATAGGCTGAATAATATGCTCTTGATATCGCATTCCGGTATCCAACTTCATCATCTCTTTCGACGCAATCTCTAGCGAATGCTAACAATTCATCACAATTTATAGGCACGGAGCAATTCCTCCGTCTGTATTAGTTGAGCAACCACGTATAATGGCACTGAAGTTTTTATCCAGAAGCTCATCATATTCAGCTAATTTAAACGCTAAATCCATATTCATGTCAGCAATCTTAGACGGGTCTTCACATTGAGCCGTAACAATGTAAGTATTTAATTTTTCTTCATGATTTTGCTCATAAATATAACTAATACCTTTAATTCTAATATTATTAGATTCCAGTATGTTCATTATTATACTGGATAATAATTTTGCCTCGTCTTTTTCAAATCCTGCTTTTTCCTTAAACCTAGATAAAGCAAGATTGGCAGATTCAAAATCATCTTTTAGCTTCATCCTGTCCTCATCATTAGATAGTTTAATTGCTTTTTGGATATAATATTCAGCCCGCTCCATGTCTGCCCAGTATAAAGATGACTCAAATGCCAACGTTGAAAAAGATATGCTTTCATATTCTTCAGCAAATCTTTCTGACAATTCTTTAGTTTTTATTATTGAGCCATAATTATTTACTATTGCCATATAGTTTGTTGCATAATGAGCGTCGGGTATTTGCAAAGATAGCTCAAAGTAATATTCAGCTTTTTTAAGATCTTTGATCAAACTATATGCTAAAGCTTTGGCATAATTCTTTCTTAAACCAGAAAAATAATTATCAATATCTTTCAGTAAACCCATCAGCCTGAACTCGGTAATAAAATTCTGATTTGATAGCCACGATTCCATTGACTCTAAAAGTTCATCTGATTTATGTATTGGTTGCATGTCTTTTTTTTTTGCCTGATTTAGCAATTTGATAATATCAACTTGACGCCATACTAAAACAACATTTGGTTAACTTCAATGAAAGTTTGTGCCTCTGAGACGAATCTCACTATCTTTTATAAGAGATAAATCTCTATTTAGAAGAGAATTAACCTGTACATAAACACAGTATCATTTACTGTAAAACGACTCAAATCCATCGTTCGGCTATCTTCGGACAAGGTTGGGATTAGCGCTTTCAGAAAACGAACCTATCTCTTCCTACTCACTAATCTGCGCTTACCACTGATCAGCTCATCATTGCGACCTCTTATGCATCACCTCTAACGCCTTAGCTTCCATAATGCGGATATCGCTAAAAACGGTCGCTCTATCTTTGATGTTGAGTAAGTCCATTATTTGGTTTAATGGGTTGTAATCCAAGCCTGTGATACCATTCATGCCTACACGCCACTGTGTATTCATAGCTGAAAATACTTGATACGAATCCCAAACATCAGGCCACACCTCAACATCATCAATATCAGGCGGAAAGCCAAAAGCGCGCTCGAACTCAGCCGATTCTTTTGAACTCATTCCGCCATACATCGCCTCGGCGACCGTTAGGAGTTTTTTTCGCGGTTACCTAGTAGCTCGTTGTAATACGTTGATGAAATAGCACGAGAGGCTGAAGGGTAGTTATCTAACAATATGTTTAAATTTTCTTTGTTATATGGTTCCTCGATCGCCCAGTCAGCAATAATCCGCTCAAAGAACTCAGAAATAGGTTTTTCTCGCATTCCATCAAGCTCACTTACTGAGTGATGTTTAAATGTGAATGTAACTACTTCTGGCTTTTCTTTGCCGGCAACAGGAATTTTAACGTTAGCTTTGAAGGTTGGATTTGGGACGAGTGTAAATTTAGGCATTATTAGTCCTTAAAAAGCCCCTGATTCGGGGCTGTTGTGAGTATTTATTGGTTAAGATGCGTTGGTGTAAATCTGCATTTCAGATTTAAGTGAGAATCGCGCTGTTACGTTTTCAACTTCGTTGATAGCGGTGTTTGGTACACGTTGGAATGAAATTGAAGCTGTGTAATAGCGATCTTCTTCTGCACGTTTATTGAAGAATCGGATTGCAGTAACTTGCTTACTGTCGTCCAATTTTGTTAGCAATTTACGGATAGGCAACTTGGCATCGTGAGCAAAGGTATAAACCTGTACAACACCATTTTTATAGGTATCGATAGTTTCTGCCTGCTCATCTTCAAGAAATTGAACCTCTTGAGTTTGCTGTTCCCCACCTTCGGTAGACAGTGTCATTACCTGTGGCATGACTTCCCATGATAGTACTTTCTTTAATGTTCCTGTACCACCACCTACAGGGAATACGTTTTTATCACTGGTATCTACACCCTCTAGGGTGACTTTAGATTCAATAACACTTGCAACACGGAACGCGCCAGAAGCTTTCTTCCACCCAGATGTCACATGCACAATATCGCCTTTTGCAATGTCGCCCACGTCATCAACTGTTAGTACGGCTTCTTCGGCATTAGTTGCCTCGGTAATTTTAATTTCGTCATCGTATTTACTTGCGACGTAAACACGCGACCCATTAGGAATGTTATAGGCCATTGTTAACCTCTATTTTAGGTATAAAAAACCGCAATTAAGCGGCGTTATCGGATTGCGTTACATCGATAGGATGCACGAATAGGAATGGTATAATTTGTTTCATCTGAAATTGGAGGGAACTGGCTAGGCTCTCCGTTAATGTAGACTCCCTCCCCTAATGTTAATCCGTTCTCCAATCTGGCTTTAACGTCATCAACAATCGTTGAGAGTCGCGAGTCTCCACCCCCTACTTTGCCAACCACGTTAATTTGAATAACACCACGATAAACAGGCATATCCTGAGATAACCCAATATTATCCGTTTCTACTGGCATGATATGGAGTTGAAGATAGGGATCGTTAATATCATTAAAAGGAAGATTGGGCCATGCGATTTTAAGATTTAAATCCTTGCCAATACTCGCCACCAGCTTTCGTATTTCAGTATTAATCGTTGACTGATTCATGATTTAGTTTCCGATACGGCAGAGTTGAAAAACTGACTAAATTCCTCAGCAGTCACAGCAACCATACCGTTAGGTGCTTGTTTCGAATGCCCCATTTCAAGGCGGTAAGCATAAGGCACATTGTTTGTGAAATAGATAGCTTTCATTCCTACCTTAAATTGTTCAATAACAACGTTGCCTAACGCCTTTGTCATATTGCCTGACTTATCTATGCGCCCCGTCTCGCCTTCCGCTGGGGCATCAAATGACACCTGCCAATTACCTCTAAACCGCCCCCCTGTATAACCAGGAGGAACATAAATATCCATAGAGTCATTAACACGAACACGCTTTTTTAATTGACGTCGCTTTGGTGTTAAATTATTAGGATCTTGTTTTAGATATTCATTATGTTCAAAAACTGCTTTATTGTAGTTTGAGGCAACCCTATTAACTTCCCATAATTCAGGATTTCCAACAGGTGACATATCAACAAGCTTCGCTAATATTTTAAACCCTGTATTTTTGACAACCGTTTCAATATTTGCGTTAGATTTGTCGATAAAGATATTAATCGACTTCATGAACTGATCTGACATGTCACGCCCTCAGTTGAGACTGATAGCAGATAATAATATCAGCGGGTTTAACAGGGTTCGGTTCATGAACGCGCAACCAAACGCCATCGACAAGCACCTTATCCCCTTTCTGAATATCAATATCTGGAGGAAGTATCATTTTAATATCCGTAGAGAGAATAAGCGTGCCATCGATTTCGTAAGGTTTATATTGCGTTTTTACCCCGACAACAGAAAATAACGTTTCTGGCTCAAAGTGTTCCTGCCCCTCATCATCAACCCAATGCTTACCATCACGCTTAGCCTGATAGGAAACGCCATATTTTTTCAACATCCTTAATGCTGTACTCTGCCCACGTTGATAAATGTTCATGGCTACCTCATTGCAAATGTATTAATGGCAAATCCATCCGAGACATCAATCAAGCCAGACAATAAACCTTTTAACCAAGGAAAGTTTGGTGCGCCAGTATTAGTGCCTTCGGCATATTGCACAGTAATAGCGCCCTCAATTCGCTCTGAGGTGATTTCAGCGCCTAACGTGGGCTGTAGGTCATTTTCTACTGATTCAATCGCTAAACGGCATTGAGCTTGGATTAATTGCTTTGGTATCTGATCGCTTGGGATGGCAACACCGTCGCGAGATAGCCCTGAGCGAGGGAAAGATAAAGGTTGATTTAGGTTAGTTCGTTTACCTAACCATTTTTGCGATTCAAGATAATCCATCGCCGTAATTAGTAATGCCTCTAATCCACTATCTGCCAAAGTGATATTTCTATCCTCAGCGTATTTCTTCAAATCATCCACACTTGCGTAGCTATTAAATATTGGAGAGTTCTTATCAGGATCAATCATGCTCACCTCAAAAAAAAGAGGGGCACAAAGCCCCTTAAATTACTCGTCTGGAGAAGTTTTTTCTGTGAATGTAATTGCATCAGTATTTTGTGCAACACCATCAACAGTGGCTGTGACAATAAATTCACCCTGTGAATCAGAAGTTAATTTCACTGTCGCACCACCAGCTTTGCCCGTCTTAGATGAAGTAACGCTTAATTTGCCACCTGTTGTAGACCAATTAACGGTAGCTCCTTCGACTGGAGAGCTGCCCTTGGTGTAATTAAGAGTGATCGTTACTGTATCTGTACTGTCAGCGATAGCGGACGTTTTATCCGCTGACAGGGTTACTTTCCCTCTTCGGCAGTCAGTTTAATCATGACGCCAGCGGTTAATTTGTTGCTAGTGAAATGCTTCTTCCAGTTACCTGCGGTGCCTAACTGTGTTAAATCAGGGTTTTTTCCTTTTGATTCATCCCAGCTATAGCCCAGAACGCCAACGTTAACCACGCCTTCACCACGATAACCAACTTCCAAGTTCTCCTTGTCATTGATTTCATAAGATCGGAAAGTCGGCTCTTGGGATTCAGTGATAGTCACAGCACCCGGCACTAAACCAAAGATGGCATCTACTGGCGCTGTATCCGTTACCAGCACAGGCTTACCTAATGTGCCTGGCTGTCCACCGTAGATAACCACACCCGCTTCTTCATACACTTTGTTGTCAATGGCCTGATCAACAATATCGAAGTAGGTGGTTGAGTGCATAACAAACAGATTTACGCGGTTGAACTTATCACCATATCTGCGTAAACCTTTGGTCAGTGTTTTCTTGCCATCTGTCGCAATATCCGCAGTCACCACCATTTCTTTGTTATTGCCAATAGCGGCACCTAAAGCAGCTAAAGAGTATTTGATATAACCCTCTAGTGAAGCATCTGCCGCATCGGTACCCACTAACTCAGAGAACTCCGATACATCACGGCCACGGCGTTTAAATGCTTCTTCTGTCGTTGCATAAGGACCATATTTCCAAGGTGCTTTTACATCAACAGATTCGCCCGCGCCGATTTTTTTGTTCTCTACAGATGCTGTGGAGTTTACATCACGATGCTCAATCGAACCGCCGATCTGATAAAATGCACGCTTACGGAAGTCCCCCTCAATAAAAAGGTTATCCAGCACAATTGCGCCGTTTGATGCCTGATTAAATACTGCTAAATTATCTTGACGGCGTTCTAAAAACGCAGTTTGTGCTAAATCGTTATAAATTACTAAATCATTATTAGTCATCGTAGCCATTACTTATATTTCCTTACTCTTTTGGAAGTTTTAAATATGCGTCACGCCCGTATCGGCGAATATAATCAGCCTTGTCACTGGCGGACATTTGAGAACGTTTAAAATGTGCACCACCTTGTTTATGTTTCCCTGCATCTGTACCAGAGGCTGCGGGGAATAAGTGAGGAGCACTTTCTTTTAGGGATTCAATCCATTCAATAGGTGATAATGGCGTGCGACCATCTTTGCCCATGATTGGATTGCCATCTTCATCAACGGCTACGGCCTGACCTTCATCGTTGATCTGAAAAATGCCTTTGGCACGTAAAATTAAATCTTCTTGAGCGCTGGTTAATGCACCCGCTTTCCCTGCTGCAGAACGAATTTCATCGCCTAACACACGAGCACGGAATTTATTTGCAAACGCCTCTGCCTTTTCAGCTTTAGAGCTTGCTTCTTTTAACTTCTTGTCGAAATCACCACGCAAACGCTCAGTGCGCTTATTGAGAACCTCGTCAATCTTGCCATCTGCAATGAGCTTGGCTTCTTCGTCATTCTCAAAGCGTTTAAGCATGCCCTTCACAGTGTCTGGGTCAATGCCTTCAAAACGTTTCAGGTTATCGCCTTGCTCTTTGAGCTTGCCTAGCAACTCACTGTTTTTAGCCTTTAGCCCTGAAACCTGCTGGTCGATAATAGCTTGAATTTCTGGAGTGATTTCCGGTGTTCCACCACCTCCACCTTGCGAACCATCATCAGCCTGTGAATAATATTTGCGTTCGATATTCATAAATAACATGTGATTCCCCTTGGGATTAGATGCGCCTAGCGCGTTGTAATAACTCAGCCCTGAGCTGAGTTTAGGTAATAAAAAAGGCCACCGAGGTGACCTTGTTAAATGGTTTATTGATTAGCTATATCCAGCCTCTCTAAATGCATGCCCATCTATCTCTCTAAGTCGCTCTAGTGAAATAAACTCTCCCTTATCGGTATAAAACTCAGAAGGATGCATACCGCCCTCTTTCATTAGTCTGAATCGCGTTTCTCCGAAAACTTGACGCTGTCGCCATTCAGGTTGCCGTTGTATCCAATCAAGAAAATTGGTATCTGCTGGCACCTGCCCGTCCATTGAGGCACGAGTTCCTGCGTCCATCTCATCTAAATCGATACCTAATTCACGCCACGATTTGGTAACCAGCGTTTCTGTTGAGCGGCAATTGAAGTGGATTTTTCCGGGGCCTTGTAGATAAGGAACTTTATGACCAATAGGCTTACCTTCCAGCGTGTATCTCAACCTATCCCGAATAATGCAATCGTGAGATGTTTTATTATCGAGGGTAGATAACCATTGTTTACAATCAAGAATGTCTTTATTGGCATCAGCAAACTGATCTCGCGCTGTTGCTTGTAAATGGCTAATGGCCGTTTTAGCTATTGTCGTCGCATTAGCTCGGCTTAGTTGCAATACGCCATCCTTATAACCTTGGTTTGCATGTCCTCTGATTTTACGTCCGATTTCTACCGCACTATCACCATTTAAATAACCATTCCGAACAGCGTTATTTATGCGTGTCATGCGATCTGATTCTAATCCATCAGCCCATTCAGAAAGTAATTTCCCTTGAAATGGGCGAGACATGACTGAGGAAAATAGCATTTCCTCTGTAATGCTCATTAGTGGATATTTGCGTAGAACAACATCAGGTAGTAGAGCATCAAACAGTGATGGGTAGTAGCCAGCCTCATATAATGCATGCGCTCTCATTTCTTCTGTTAACAATGAAAAAGCACTATCAACTGCACGCTTATTAATACTTCTAACGCTGGACAGCAACGACTCCAATCGCCTTGCAGTGAAACTATTAACATCGATGGAGGTATCATCTAAAGACACTATAAGTGAAGCAGTTAATTCAGCATCAAACTCATTAAGTGCCTTTATCATGCGTCTAGCCACCCCTGTAGAATAGCGACCAGAAAACAGGGAGTGAGCAATCAATTCATCCATTAACCGCTCATTCACTGATCTCATGTCTCACCTACCATTGTCGGCTCTTGATTATTAAGCTCATCCACCACCACATCAACATCATCAGCGGGGTCGATAACATCATATTTCTGCAAACTTCTCACTAAGTCAGATTTACGCGTTGCGCCAGATTGCCATGCTGCGACGATTTCACGGATCATCGAACTATCGGCAATGTGATTAACGAGGTCTTTGTTAATCTCAAACGAAATGCCTGCAGTATCTAAACCTAAGTATTCAGCACACCATATTAGCGATTTACTGCATGCATCGGAAACATTAGAGCAACAGATGCTCAGGATAGAGGTTTGTGCGTTCTGTTCACCGACAGACTGAATAACCGTTTTAACTTTGCTATCAGCAGAAACCAATTGAGCACCGAGCGCAACCATATAATCGCGTTTACTGTCCATTGCTTCTTTTGCCAGCATGTTAGGTTGAGCCTGAGCGTAACCAAAGAAACCTTTTTCTGGCAACATAATTGGCGAGCGAGAACCAACCATAACGCCTTTCTTTTCTAGATAGTCACGCCATTCTGTTCCTAGCCCACCTAGATAAGGTTGTATTTGCCCACAGAAGAAAACAGAATCTTCATAATCAGCAGAGTTTCGATAATGCCCTAGGTTGATTTTTGCCAATCCTAGAAGTGGGGCTTCATCAATAGTGTGATCATTATTCTGTGCACCAATAAATGTAAATGGAATTTCATTCCACACACCGTTACCAGCACGCGCAGGTATATACTCAGAAGAAATTTCAAAAACGCTACTTCCACTGGGCTTGCGATAGACACGACAGACAAACTTACCTTCTTCTATCGACAATACACGGTATTGAACCTCATCCTTAAAACCAAACCCGTCCTCTTCTTCCACCGTTTCACGCAATACCACCAGCGTTAACATCGTGCGCCCATTAATACGAGCTGTACGCCAGTTAATGATGTCTTCAGCACGATATTGGAATATGTACGGGAGTTTCGAATCACTGTTGTAATCAACATACAGACCATGCCGACCGACTTCCAATACTGACTCAAGTGAAGATTGCGCCAATTGATAAATACTTGAACCCGCACCATCAGCATCATCTTTTAAACACGAAAGCTTTTCGACAATAGCAACTAAGGGATCTTTTTTAAATGCCATCCCTATCATTCCGTTGCGAGTATTGCCTGTTATTGGATAGAACACCGCACGGTCTTGATAATCTTTATTGCGCTTCTTTTTACGCTCGCCATCTTGCTCTTCAAGCTCAGGAAGATAATTTTTTATATCTTCACCGCCTCGGCAAACAGCGCGAACTAGCTCCCACTGAGGAGCAGCCGTTTTATACTCCGGTCGAGTGAAATCTACATTTGTTGTACTCATCAGAAGGTTGTTCCTAGGTTAATTTCGAATGCTGGGCGCTTAGTGTTTCTTCTGCTCACCGCAAAATACCTAAATCCGTCAGCATCATGTGACGTGTAATCGTGAAGTGGTTTATCTTTCCAACAGCCACGCTTGTCATCCCACTCTTTGCGATAAGCTTCTAGATGAGCAATGCCTTCACTGCATTTGTGTTCATCGAACACGCAAAGTGGCAGAATTTCACGTACTGCCTCGATACCTTCATCAACTGAAAGCTTCGGCACTACTTCAAATCGGATTGAGTAAATTTGTCCGTCGATTTCGTACCCTTCACGCGCTAACTCACGTCGAGATTTCGCATCCGAGCCAAACTCACGGTTATCGATATCATGAGGGCCATTGTGACTTGCATATGTGTAGCCTTTGTCTTTTAACACTTTCATGTAGTGCCGTAGACCTTCACCACTGTTTGAGTAGTGATCAATGACGTGGAATTCCTCACCAACCTCACGAATAAACCAGATTGACGTTGAGTCACCCACACCAATATCCCAGTACGTGTGAACCGGTAAGTGCGAGTTATCAGGAAGTGTGCCAATGCGTTTATTTTCGTACAGGAAGCGGAACTGCTTGGCGTAGTAAGCGCCTTCAACCGATTGTTGGAATGCCTCAGACGGTATTGACGGATATTCCCGTTTCATATCGTCGCCAAGCGTTTTCTCTTTGGCGTAATACCATGCTTTCTGGCGCTCATTTAATTGAACACCATGTTTGCTGGCTATCTCATCAAAGTAATCAACTAACCGCTGGGGTAATGGCTCAACAGGATTAATGGCATACTCTGGATTCTTCCACCATGAGAAGAAAAAGAACTTCCAGTCTAGGTTAGAGAGAGTCTTATTCTGAATTTGCGCTTTCTCAGCAGACTGGCAATAATCGAAGAAATAACCTGCTCGACCCTCCGCTGTGCTTTCAATCGTCGTAAAACAATCGCTTGATACCGCCTCAAATGCGCCAGTGACAATCTCACGGGCTTTCTCTGGATACTTAGCACATATCTTACCGAACTCAGAAACGTGCAAATAACGGAGTGTACCGCCACGAAATGACGTGCTGATATAAAGCGAGCCGCCTTTGCTAAACACCAACTCACCAGCCGCATCATTACTCGCTGGGTTAGCCGCTTTGATTTCATCGGGTAGCTTGTCATAGGCATACTTTATCTTTTCCCTAAATAGCCGCTTAGCATCGTTAAGTGTGTGGGCTATCAATGCACATTTAGCCGCCTCAAATAACGCTGCGTCTAGCTGGATAATGCAGACCTCAGTAGTGAAGCCAAGCTGACGGGCTTTAAGGATAATGTTTCGCGTGTGCATCCCTTCAAAATATTCGAGTTGCTCAGGCGTCATTTTAAATCGAACTGGCTTGCCTTCTTTATTGGTTATCCAGTAGAGGTGATTTAATCGCCAGAGCTTATCTCTCAATAATGCAAGATGTTCTGGCTTCATGATTATTCCTTAGATAAGTCGTCCATTAGTTCTGATAGCTGACTAGCTGTCTTATTCGGCTGAACATCATCAAGGCCGTATGCTTGACGCTCAAGGCCAACTAAATTTTTAAATGTTTCGCTTAATGATTTGGCTGACTTAACGCGCTCAGGCAGGGAGATGATTGAGTGATAAATTTCATTGAGTTTGTCGCGTCCGTTATCATCAGGACTAAACATTAACTCGCCAAGTTTTCTTAAGGCTGGCACATCAGCACATTCAGCAGATAGTTCATCAAATAAGTTATTAGTTAACTCTCTAGCCCTTCGAATATCGCCTCTATGCTCCATGCGGACATTAGCGATAACCTCGGCATTAGCCTCAATAAGTTGTCGTTCTGAAATAGCCTTTTCGGTGGCAACCAGACTGGCAACCTCCCTTTTGGCAACCAAGTTTTCAGCCCTAGCTTTAACCTTTGCCTTTAGATCTCGCTCCCATCCTTCTTTCTTGGCGCGCTTACTTATCGCCTGATGGGTTATCTCGTATTGAGAGGCTATTTCCCTTATGGACATCACGCCAGCTCGGTAAGCCGACTCGATGGCCTCCCAATCTGGTCTTTTAGCCATACATCACCTTTCATAAATTAAATTAATGCTATAGTGGATTTTCGTTCATGAATAGGAGCAATAAATGAAATACTCTCAAGCTGAAAAGCTTCAATTAATGATGCTTTGTGAAATTTACCGGGTCATGGGAATAGAAAATAGTTTTAACCCCGACCTTGTTGAAGAGGCTATTTCTACTGATAACTACTGGGCGTTGTCGTGGGAATACCCGTCTCTAGAAACTGAAGATGAAACCCCATCTAAAGTTAAATTGTTCGTTGATACTGTTGATATGTATGACATGCTCTCATATACATATGAAAGACTTAGTGATGAGGATAAAAAAGATGTCAGCGAGGCAGTACCTCATTTCTCTCCTGAATACTCTCTAACTTTCCCAGGGTTTGATGGGAATAATGAGTCTGAATACATGCAAATAGGTAGATTGTTAAAAACTATGGGTCGCTTTTCAGGTACAGAACTAACCAAAAATTCCCACGCCCCCTCAGTAGAAACATATAGAAGAATGTTAGATATATTTTTACCTATACGTCATAAGTTTGTATTTAATGAAGGAATCCGCAAGCAAGAGTTAATCGATATACTTTTAGAACGAATTCACCCAAGCAACAGATAGCTATCTGCCCACTCTATGTTGCATGCATCCCCATTAAAAAGCCAGCTCACTCGAACTGGCTTTGTGATTGGTTATTCTGCTACTTCAGCCACTTGCACGTATTTAATATCACTAATCTCATCAGGTGATATGTATACCCATGAACCATCGAGTGATGCGATACCGATTAGCCGTTAGTCATTCAAGGCTCTTTAGTTGCCATCATGCCTTCGTAGGTTGCGCCGTCTTTTTTTGTTGCGATTACTGTGTATTTCTTCATATTTCGCCCAATAAAAAACCCGCACTAGACGAGTCATTGTGAATTCTTGTTTTGATGATTAATTCTCAGGAAAGCGATACTCGAAGTGCGGAGGCTCTCCGCTTCTCACTGTTACGTGCAGTTCATAGATAAATTTATCTGGCGCTATATTAAAGGACTCAATAATTCCGTCGACATGAACATCATTACATACCGCTGGCAACTCAGCCATGTACGTTGATGAAGGCATTCCTTCATCATTTAGTTTTACTTGAGCCCACGCACCTTCGCATGGACCATTGGTCAGTTGAACATCCATAGTAACCTCGTCTAGTTATTCGTCGTTGAAATACTGGCAGGTGGTGACGATACCACTTTTCGAGAGCGACTCTAGTCAGTAGTTATACTTTCACATAACAAAGGCCGCGAAGTGGCATTCCATTACTGATTACTTAGCCTTTTCTTCAACGCTTTAGCGTTTTCCAAAAATGCCTTAGCACTACATAATTCACTCATCGCATTTTTAATTATTCTACTTTCTTTGTTCGGGTTATTTCCCCTACAATCCCAATTGGGATCAGTGACCTTTTCAACTTGTTGCTGTGCGAGCTGTAGTCGCTTCTCCGCTGCTTCAACATCGCTTGCAGAAAGCAACCATTTATCATAATAATTCTTGGCTTCTTCCGTATTTTTTAAAAACTCTACAACATCATTTTTTTTAACCGTCACGGAAGGCAAATAATATGGGCACCACTCCTTAGCATCTTTAGGCTTGAAATACCACTCTCGAACCCATCTACCACCAAAACTGTTTAGGTTATGAGTAAAAATAAAGCCATTCAAACTGTGCTCTCTTTGTAAAGCCATACCGTCCCCCATTATCTAAAAAAATAATTATAAACTATTTCCAAGACTCTGATGAGTGGATCTATATACATTGCATTTAGTTATTCGCAACCATCATCACGTATCACTACGTTACTTTGGTCACTTCTAGTCTGTTCCTAGCAGTCAAGATATGATCACTCTCCTTAATGGATAAACGACTTATCTAATTGCTGATATATATATTTACTTAAGCTATACTAAGTAATTATCACTATACTTTGATTAATATCCTGTTAGTTTGCCCATGCACCCATGCTGGGCTTTTTTTTATTCCATGCATTCTTGTTTGATATAATC